TAGGCATCACTTCGCTCCAATCAACTGGCAAGTGTGGCAGTCCACGGTGAGAAACTTCCATCCACCACACTTACTGCATCTGCATATATCACTGTCGGGAATATGCAAAGCTTCGGCTATATTCTTGATACCCACGCAACCGCAGGACATGCATTGGTACGCCTTGAAGCCTTCGGGCGTATCTAATTGCTCTAGCCATAAAAACTCTGTCTTAGCCTTACAGCCATTACATTTGAATTGTGGGTACATTATGATAATATCCTTATTGCCTACATTGGCATTGAGTACAAATCAAGTAGTTACCACTATGTATTAACCTGTCATCATTACAAGCTATACATAAGTCAGTTGATGGTATGAACTTTACCTGGTCGTTTTCCATTCGCTCCAGGTAAGGTCCACCTCTAAGTATCTCTACATATCCCATTTATTCACCCCCTTTACCAGATTCGGAATCATCCGGCCAATACCATGTGCCTGCAGCTGTAAGTTTTGCCCACTTAGCATCACATTGTTCGGCTTTGGGTGCAGTGCATACATAACCTGCGTATGGTTTATTTGTAGCTTTAGCGATGCCCTCTTTCTTTACCATATCACCATGCCGGCAAGTAAAACCAACACTAACCACTTCACCAATTTCTGCAACACTTTCGCCAATAGACCAAGCAACAGGAACAGGCTCGTTGCTATTATCTTTAGGTTGTGTGTCCACAATATGTAACGCCATTTCCATCGCAGCTGATTTACTTCCTGGTCTGCCATATTTAGGTGTAAATTGTTCAACTTTGCTCATTTCTTCTCTGGATGCACGTTTGCCCTTAGCTGCATAACCCGCGTTTGCAAGCGCACGGCCGATCGCTGAAGTCTCGCAGTTTTCCAGTGCAGACGTTGAATTAACACCGCGATCAGAAATGCTCTCACTAGCGAGCCCAGTCGCACACGGCTTTGCATCGGCTTCCGTTTTATATAGTTCAGCACTAACAATGTATCTAGTGTCTGAGGCCTGTTCAATTTTTGTTGCCACTCTTCCATCTGGATAATCCTTCCACCATTTTTCTAGTCGGCTCTCGACTGTTTCGTAATCAGCTAAATTAAACATTACTCGCCTTCTTTCCAGTCAAACTCTCCGTCTTTTTCTGCATCGATACATAGTTTGTAGATCGCCACGTATGCACAGATGTCCACGATACTGTCATGGTGTCCAGGAGACGAATTGAGACGGCTGATTTTTTGAATGATATTGAACATCGGTATGTCGTGAGGCATGAGCGGATAGTCCATGTATGCACTGAATCCTTTAGCGATGCGTTGCATATTGTAAATCGGGTGTCCGTAAACGACACCTCGTTCCTGGACAAGCTGGATAGCTTCATTAAATAACTTCTCAGTTGTCGTTGGCATCGATTTTATTCTGAATCATTCTGCGGTGCATATCGTAGCCATCCTTACGGCCAATCCAATACATCCGTTGTTTTGCATCTTCATACATGCCATAAGCCCATATGATTGCAACCATAATTGCAACCCATAACAGGCCAGCTTCTTTTAGATCCATATAGCCCTATCTGTCCGCAAACTTTGCGGTACAGGCATAGTGTTGCACCTGTGTACGACTTTGTGGATTATTTAGGGCGTAGTTTATATAACGATTCGGTAACGATGTTACCCGTAATACCTGCCAAGTGCGGTAAATGAGCCATCCTTTGAAATCGGCACTAACGTTGGTGTTAGTGTCTTTCCTACGGCTTCTAGTATAGCAATACCCATCTGCCAATTCGCGCTTCCATAGCGTAAATAAGACGCTTTTTTGCGATCCATAAGGTTTCCTACCTCGACACCATATAAGGCTCTGTAATGGCTTCCTACGCCCTCTGCATAGGCACTCATGCCTAGTCTATGGGTGTGGCCGCACAATACTGACTTACCCCATTTTTTAGCAAGGTTTAAGGCAGTAATGCCAGCATGCTGAGACATGTTGCCTTCATCGCCATGGGCTAGCATCCAGCCCGGTTCAAACTCGTAAGCTTCTTTGTGGTAGGTCATGCCCATCTCGGCAAAACCCATAAACTTTGTGTATTGCAATTCAGGCAGGCTAATTAAACCAGGTACTTTTAGAAGGGTGTTGTAAAGCCTATCGGTGTGATTACTACGAATGATGTGGCACTCTTTTGAATACTCACTTAGATCCCAGAGAATCTCTTTAGTGAGTTCGCGATCATCGTGAATGGTTTGCTTATAAGCCAAAGGTGTGCCCTCGGCCCATTTGCTAATTGTATTAAAATCAATTTCATCCCCGACCACCAGTACAGAATCAAACTTCTCCCTACGTGCTAACTTGATTACGTTCTTTACAGCTGCTTCATGATGAAATGGGATTTGTAGATCACTTATTACTAAGTATCGCTTAATCGTCATCCTCTTCTGGAGTAGGTATGGATGGGATAATGCCGTCTTCGCCTACTACCCAGTCGGGCATAGAAGATGGACTATCCATTAGAGCCAATGCTAAAGGCTCACTAAAACCAGCTTTGCGTGCTGCTTTGTACATCTCATGCTTGGCTATATAAAACACTTCTAGTTTAGATAAAGGATCTGGCGATTTACGTACTACTCGCCTATTTATCTTCTTTCGCTTGCGTGTATTAGCCATGTGATTATTGTCGCTGATTCATTATTAAAAACAGATCATCAACACGCTGCTCTAATCGTAAACTTCTTTCGTCTATTCGGTTAATTGCATCCTTAATCGATGTGCCAGAATTGGGGCGCAACTCATTAAGCCAACCTTTAACTATAAAACGTAATCCGACTAGCCCGCCTGACAGCACAGCGATAACGCCAGCTCCAAAGCCAGCCCATTCTGTTGGTGTCATTTCGCATCAATGCCATAATCAACTTCTTTACCAGAAGTAGGATCAATAGCTTTAATTAGGGGTGCAACTAAAGCACCTAAAAGAATTGCGTACTCTGGCTTGATGTCGCCAACAATAGCCAAAGCAACAGTTATGCCTGATGCTGCTACAGCTCTTAAATAAGACTTAATTGCTGCCTTATGTTTCTTGCTAAGTTTCATATTTTGCCCCCTAGTAGTGGTATATCAAACGCTCTGCCGTCTTTGTCACCTAACTTTGTAAAGCTAACGTGGATATGCTTTGTGTGTTTGTTAAAACCTGAATACTTACGCCACTTAAAATTAAGAATCCTGCTAGCAATCATGCCGTTATGAATTACGTAAGATATGCGCTTATCGGTTTTCGCACAGATTCTGATTTGGTCAGCCAGATAAACCGAGAGCCCTTCGGATGTATCCAGCCTAGAATCAATATCAATGGCTCGTACACATCCTGTGCCGTCTGGATTATGATCCGATTTTCTGGCACTGTGACGAGCATCACCAATCCACCCATCACTGGTAGTGCGCCTATCTGGATACCAGGTAGTAACGGCATCTCTAAGCTCTACACCAGCTGCGCACAGCCAAGGCTTCATTACTCAGCAGCTAATTCTTGTTGAGCAATCATTTCATCATAAGTAGATTTAAGCATTGAAGTATATTCCCCGTTACCACGGTCAATGATGGCGTGAGTTTGTTCTCCACCTAATGATTCAATTTCAATAAATGTTACATTATCCATTTTTATAACTCCGCACTGAATCCGAGATAGCCTGATGTACTGTTATTTGTTAATAACCAATTAGGTCGATATGCAACAATAGAAGTCAATCCTGTAATTCCTATTTTTGCAATTTTTGTGGATGAATTATCTAAAGCAATACCAGTAGGCGATGATAAAAGGCTAGCACCATCGTAAATAATAACTGTTGAGTATTCCACACTTGTTGGAGCAACTCTCATTTGCACTGGTAAAAATACGTTCGCGACGACAGAAGTTAAAGTATTTTGACCAATACCTGTTGCTAAAGTTTCATAAACTGAACTACCACCAAAGCGCACATAATATCTTTGGCAAGCGGCTAACTCGCCTTGGATATTAGCGGCATAGGTTCTAAAAGGTAATGCCACGCTGCCGACATCTATCTGCACACCAGTAACCTCATAATAATCATTAGTGCTGGCAGTTCCTACAGGAGTAAATGCAAATACGGGAGCAAGTTGCGTTGTTGTGCTGGCGATTGCAGTTGATGTAAAAGTAAATCTCTGCCAAGTCGTAGTCAATGTCGCACTTGATGAAATAGGAGTAGCAGCACCAGTAAATCCACCAGTTAAGACATTTCCATCTGTAGAAGTGGCTGAATAAAGTATGACGCCTAAAGCACTTGACGCGGCAGAATAGTTAGCACCTGCTCTTGCATAAAACGACAAAGTGACAACTTTTCCAGCGAAAGGTATTGAATTGACTGATTCAAAGTTTTGAGCAAGATTTAACGCACCTGTGCCAGTTTGTCCAGAGTTGCGCTGGTAACGCAATGCGTACTGAATAAAAGGTAAGTTTGTTGTGTCACCTGTGGCTTGTCGGCTGATTGTTATTGCTTGATTAGCACCTGTGCCAGTTTGGAATCTATCGGCTGAAAATGTTGTAGAACCTGCGCCAGTAGATGCCGCGATTGACACAGATGTGCCACGCTGCCAAACCTGCATCGCTGAGTTTAAGACTGGATTGCTTGCGCTTGGTGTTGCGCTATATCGCAAACCTGTTGTTGCGGAACTATCAGCTACAAGTGTTTCACCGTTGTTTCCTACCGCTAATCTTGCAGGAGTATCGTTTGCAGTAGCAGTAACAATATCGCCTTTAGCATCAACAATAGAGTTTTGAATAGCATTTGAATCATCAAAGCCGACCCATGCTGAACCGCTATAAGTTTGAACTGCATCAGTGTCTTTAAGATAACAGCAATTACCTTCTTGTGGTGATGTGACGGCTGCATCTCTAGCTGCTGCATTGGCAAATACCCAAATGCCTTGCATTAAATAGCCATCAACATCAGCGGCTGTTAATACATCGCCTGTCTGAAAATCCTTAAAACCTAATCCTGCTGCCATTGTATCTCCTTAGTAACTGAGGACATTATAGTCTAAAGTGCCATAAATCGTATTATTTAGGATAAATGCGTCTATAACGGGCTCTAATGTCGTGAACGTGGTTTTCCAGCTATTTGGTGTAATTGTGTTACGTGTGCCAAAGATCTGTAAGGTTTTCTCGATAGTAGATCCACCTGGCTGGGTGGTGATTACCTTGATCGGATCAAAGAACTCTAGGTCTAGGGCAGCTATTACGCCAGTCGTATAATCAGGGGTATAAAGATCCAGTGTAATTGCATCGCATCTAATGGAAGTTTCAGCCCTACTAGCGACATAAGATTTAGCATAATCCAAAGCGACAGCATCCGTCTGCATAAGTAGGTTATTTAAGAAGTAACTATGCAAAAAATACTTGTCTATTGATGCTTGATTTAAAGCTACCTGTTCTGTACCACCAGTTCTAGTAATAGTGGCTTTGTTAAATATCAATACATCGTTAAGAATCCAATTGGCATTGTTATATAAAATGCCTGATCCATTATCTGCAAAGGTTGTAACTGTGCCACCAGCAGACCCTGCGGTTACAGATCGGTCTTGGAAAACAAAACTGCCCGTAGCATCAATATACAACGCACCATATTCACTATCTGATACTGTTTGTAAAGCTGACAAAGCTGTACGATTAGTTCCTGGATCTGCTTGTAAAGTAGTAAGACCTGCATCAATATCACGCATAGTTGTAGGCCATGAGATCTGATCTAAAATTTGGTTTATTCTCGTACCGGATAAGTTGCCAGCAATAGCACCAGTAACCGTACTAATTTGTGCTAATTGAACTAATCTAAACGCATCCACAGCTTGTATGGTTGTTATGGCTACATCTTCGGATGCATCTCTAGGATAAGTAGTTAAATAACTTGTAATGAATCCTGAAAATATAGGATAAGTAACCCCTAAATATGTAGCAGTAATCTGCACTTTTTTCATAGGATCTAAAAGGCCCGCATATGGACTGCTCATGTTTTGAGGATTAAACTCACCTAACTGATCTACTATGCGTAATGTCAATGATCCTGTCTGGAATTGATCTGATAATGCAGTACGACCTCTATTGGTCTCTATGCTATTTATGCGATCTGATACATCTACAATTACAGCTGCTGTATCGGATAATATGTTTGTGCCTAATATACCTGCATCTAATATCATTGCCTGAGCAAAATTAGGTCCGGTACTAAAATTGATTACAGCATTTACTACAGGTACTGTCATACCAAAAATCCGTTAGGCACTGTTGAATATCCTGATCTAGTTGCTAACTGAATACTTTCAGCGATAGCCTGGCTCATTCTGTCATTTCCAGCATCTACAGTAAGTCTTATATCCATAGGTGAACTGCTTGAAGTTCTTTGTATTGCACCAGATGTGATTAGATTTAACATATCAACGGCAGGTTTAGCCGCTGCCAAAGAATCAGCTATAGTCCTTCTTAGGTTTTCCTCGCTTGGATTTATTAGATTTTGCAAGGCATTTTGAGCAGGCTTTGTGGATTGTGCAATAGCCCCTATGCTGGCTCTTAGATTTTCTTCGGTTGGATTTATTATTGTTTGCAAGCTCTTTAATTGTGGCTTGATAGAATCTAAAATACTTCTAATAGATGCTCTCAAAGTTTCTATCATTTGCTCAAAAGATGTAGTTAAGTTTTTAGCTGCTTCTGCTAATTTTCTTAATGCTTCTGCTGCTTCCATTTCGGCCAATATCTTTTTAGCCAAGGCATCGTTGTTATCTAATATGGCTAATTGCGCTCTTAGGCGTAGTTTAGTTTCTTCATCGGTTGCATTATTTAGGGCTACCGTTAAGCCTATGCGCTCTAGATCAAATTTCTTTTTTAACTCTTCTACGTTTTTATTTTCTATTCCATTTTTTAAAGCAAGTAATCTTAATTCTTCCTTACGCGCAGCGGCAGCTTTTTTAATAGCATTAGCTTCTGCTGCTCTAGCAATATCAGCACCAGCACTAGACCCTAAACTGTAGGTAAAATTAGATTTAGGTTTAGTTGCTTCACTTGCACCAAAAGATGCTAACTTTGCTATTAAAGAATCGTTGTATAAAAATCCAATAACTTTGTCTAATTTTAATTTAGAGAATATAGCTGAACCAATACTAATAACTCGGCCTAATATAGCACCTAGGCCAACCACTACGTTTGCAATAGTTGTAGCCACTTTTTCCATAGCATTACCGAATGAAGATATATTTTTGTCTTTACCTAGCATACTTAAAGCATCAAGCAAACCTTTACCTATAGTCTCACTAGCATTAGCACTAGAAGTCTTTAATACATCCATTTTGCCTGCGTAGGTGTCTAATCTTGCTAAAGCCTGACCTGAAAACTTATTAGATACTTCATCTAAAATCATGTTCATATCGCCACTGGCTAATGTGGTTTTACTAATTCCAGCGCCTAATCTAGCTAGAGCAGTGGTTTGTCCAGCATAACCTTTAGCAATAGCTGCGCTAACTTCTACAACGCTTTTACCTGTGCCAGCTGCTACATCTAATGCAATAGCCAAAGCTTTTTGGCTTTGAATCAATGATCCGCTAGCGGTTAGAATTGTCTGTAATGCAGGCCTTAATTGGTCATCTAGTACACCTGTAGCCTGTTGTAAATTGGCTATATAAAGTTCAACACCAGGTGAAGAAAAAGCATAGCCAGTATTGATTAGTTGAACTTCTAAAGCTTTAGCAGCTGCCTGATCTTCGGCAAAGGCTTTAATTGCATTTTTACTATAGTTAATGATTGAACTTGCAGCAAATACACTTGCAAAAGTTTTACCAAGACTTTTAACTGATTTGTCAAATGCGCTGATTTCTTTTTGACCTTTTTTAAGTCCTTTGTTATCAAATGTGCTAACTGCGCTGACAATTAAATTAGGCACTATGCGGCCTTTCTTAATTCTGTATCTTTTTTAAACTTAATGGCTACTGTATCAATAGCATCAACCACGGCTGGAATAACTTTGTTTTTAGTTTCATCCCAAGCACGGAAAATAACACGGCCTCGTTGTTTGCCGTGGCCTTTCATACTACTTAACATTTCGGCAGCTGAATTAAACTCGGCTGGCGCATTAGGGTTTAATGATTTATTATATCTAGGTTTGTTTAATCGACCTGCGGTTTCAAATATTGCGCCTGATCTAGAATTGTTGTAAACATAAAATGCAGCTCTATAGCCGCTATTATTGCGCTTGTTTTGACCTGCTGAATAAGCCACACCATCACGTGCTAAAATATAATCGTATGGTGGAAAAAGTCTTTTAGGATCTTTAATAGTTTCTATTGATGCAGTGCCTTTAGCCCAGCCACTTAACACTTCGTTTTGTGCAGGTAAATAACCACGTGCTCGATCTCGCACAATTAACATAGCTTGCCTAACGTTTTTAGACATCTCTTTGTTGAGATTTTTATCTACGTCTTTCATGGCTTTTTGGAGTTGTTTAACGCCTGATACGTTTACTGGCATTTTTGATCTCCTTAGCTCTGTCTGTTAGAACTTGTATAATGGCGTTATACATATCCGTATCCATCTCAATAAACTCTTTCGGCGCAATTCCAGTTTCTACACTAAGACTTGCTATAGCATAAATTAAAGAATTACGCGATGCTATTTTTTTTCTTCGTCTAATACCTCAACAGTTTCAAGAGTGTCAATAAACTCTGTGCCCCATAATGGTATTTGTGCACCAGCCCTACGCAAACATTCGTAAGCGATCCAGAAGATTTCTGTCTGGCGTTCATGCTCACGTAGGACTTTGCTAATTCCTGATCCGTACTTTAACTCGAAAGCGTACTCAACACCTGGTGTGATCTTATGTTCTGATATCTCACCATTAGCCCTTGTTATCTTTAGCTTTGCCATTGTTACTCCTTAGTTAAAATGCCACAGATGAGGACACTGTTAATGCGGAGTTTAGCGTAAAGGTGACGCTAGAGGAAGCAATTTCAGCGACGCCGCCTGTACCGATTGGAGTAAGGTTATTCACCAATATTGAAAATTGGTAAGAAGGGTTAGTAGCTGCTACGGCAGTGCCTTTAACAGTAATTACCGATACTGCAAGTGTTTGACCGAATGCTGCATTAAGTGTTTGCATTACCTGGCTAGCAGCCCACTCGTTGAGAAAGTCGATGGTAAATGACCCAGATTGCAAACCAGAAGCAAAACGGTGTGCGGTGTCAGACATTGTTGTCACTTCAAGTTCATCTACGATCTGGTTAATAACTGCGCTGGTGACATAAGAGCTAATGTCGATAGATGGTACAGTAGGCGCAGCGGCAGTAGCCAGTTTAACGCCTACATTGTTATTTAAGTATATGGCCATGTTATTCCTCTTCTTTTTTAGTTTGTGCGGTTTGTTTTGGTGTTTCTTTGATTTGACCTATCTTTATTAAAAAGGCTAAGTCGTCTGCTTGTGAACTCATTTTAACTCCAGCTCGTTAGGATTGATACATTGATTTCTGACGTTAATAAATCTCCACTAGCTGCATTAGTTATAGCTGGAGCGGAGACACTCGATATGTTATAAACCAGGGTCGATGCCGCTAGTTTGGTTACTACTGCCACAATAAAGTTTTCCATGCCTAGCAAGTTGCCTTGGTTATCAAATGCAGGCGTAGTTATTAAAATCTTAAAATTAGCCATTGGCGCGATACTTGTCTGGCTGTTATTGCTTGACGATGTAATCCGATGCTGGGGTAATAACCACACTGTTAGCCAATAAAGTTGCCGGTGGAAATGCAAAGGTAGACCACACGCCATTATTTGTAAGTGCGGTTGCTAGTGTGCCACGTAGGGTGCTTATTGCAGCCATTAGCCCACCAGTGATGCAGGACTTGAATACGGCTGGATGAGACCTCTGACCCTATTTACGAGTTGGTACCCCATCCTGTAAGGAGATGCAGATATCCCATCCATGCCGACCCCACCTGTCTGGCTGACTTGACGTGCTTGCCAGATATCTACCGCTACGATCATCGCAGCTTCTCTTATGGCAGGGGTTGTCGCGTAAGATTGGGTCTTATGGTCTGGGCCAGTTACTAGACCGTATGGTGCTACTTTGTGAAATGTTTGATCGCTACCAGTTTTGGCATATTGAATAAAAGAATAACCATTAGGATAATTAACTTGTCCGTAGTTATACATAAATACTGGGATAAGGCTAGTAGTACCGGATGTTGGCGGTATTGTGCCTGTAATTGTAACTGTGCCGTTAAATGGGCTTCCGCATGCAGATACTGTAACAATTTGTTGAGCTGCAAATGCGTTTGGGCTGGCAAGCATGAGTGTTGCAACGTTATCTTGTAAGGCTGTGCCTACGACTGGGGCAGTGTTAAACCAAAGATATTGATTGATTAAATCTTCTGACGTTTGACAAACTTCTTCAACAGTTGCATCGGAGTAGAGAGAGCCAATACCAAGGTTTGCCCTTAACTCGGCTGTAGTTACATACGTGGCTGCCATCTCTACTCCTTTGCTAATAGCTCTCTGGGACTAGGGCTACTAAACCCCAGAGATTATTGATTTGTTTTTTATGCCTTGTTATATAGGTAAATACCCTTTGGCATTTTGTTGATTGTTGCCATGTATCCGTAAATTGCAA